TGTAAAGAGATTTCATATACCACACATATATTTTATATTATTTATAATGTATGGCATATAAAATTAAAACTCAAATAATGCCAAAGAAAAGTTTTCCTGTCAATGCATATGAAATAATTGCGGCCAAAAATCCCATCATTGCAGTGCGTCCGTTTAAACGCTCCGCTTTCTCAGCATAAGGTTCAATACCATAACGTTCAAGATCTTCTTTGGTCATATACATCGAAGGTTCTTTGGCAAACATATTCATTTGCCCAAACTCATTTTTTGTTACAGTCATTTTTGTTTTATTACGAATTGTTACAGAATTATATAGCAAAAAAGAGGGTGTGTCAAGCACCCTCTTAAGATTTTGTTTAGATTCTCTGACTTATCAGAACTTGAAGGTAGTTTGAATCACACCACCCCAGTTAGAGGAGTTACCAACCAGACGTTGATTGTCACTACCGTAGATGATAGCAGGAGTGACACTGATGTTATCAGACACTTGATACTTGTAGAAGATTTCAAGCAGAGTGGACTTCTCAAGGTTTTGAGCGGTAGGTGCTTGACCCACAGCAACACCAGCAGAATTACCAGCAACAAACACATCATTCCAAGTCAGACCAGCAAACCAGGACTGACTGTTAGTGGCAGCACTCTTAGTGCCACTTACAGTATTCCAACCATAACCTGCGGAAACAGAAGGAGCCCAACCAGATTGAGTGGGTTGCCAGTAGGCATTCAGAGCATAACCATTAGAGGTTTGTCCAGGAACCAGAGTGCCAGAAGCACCATTCAGACCATTATAGGTACGAACACGAGTGCCTTCTGTACCATAACGATAACCGAAAGCAGCACCCCAGTTATCACCACGATAACCAACTTGTGCCAGAGTGTTCAGAGCACCAGACTCATCAAACTCACCAGTGGAACTATCAGCACCGTTTTGTGCCACATAGTTTACACCAGCAACAAGACCCTTCTTGCCATACTGGACACCAAAACCAGAACCAACTGCCTTGTTATAAACACCAGGAGTACCAGCAACAGCAAAAAAGTCAAGAATACCAGACTTATAAGCAGTAGGAACCCACGCAATCTCAGTATTACGAACCAGAGCACCAGCAGTCACAGTTGCTTTGTTATTGAAAGCAGGGAACTGATAATACAGACGATCAATGACTACATTATTACCGTTTGTTCCAGTAGTGTTATCTGCTTTGTCCAGTTTGAAGATTGAAGAACTAGAACCGAAAGGATTGCTGCTGAAATTAGCAGAACGCAAACGAGTCTTGAGCAAATCTTTACCAGTAAACGAAGTATCCAGGTTCAGACGAAGATCGTAGTTGAATGCAGTATGAGTTACATCACCTTTCTTTGGTTGATAATCATCAACACCACCAAGAACGAAAGATGCTTCACCACGGAGTTTGGTAGTCGTAGAGAACTGAGTTGCTTCCAGTTCTCCAACCTTTGCTTCCAGAGAAGAAACACGACCACGAATTACAGCAAGTTCAGCAGCAAACTCATTAGCAAGACGCTTGAGTTCATCGGTAACTTCAGTAACACGGTCAAGACAAGCATTCAGAAGAGCAGCAGCTTCGTAACGGGTCATTGCACGACCACCACCATAGGTGCCGTTAGGATAACCAGCAACGCAACCATAACGTTCTACAAGATTGCTAAGTGCTTGATATGCCCAATCAGTAGGTTGGACATCAGAGAATTGTTTGACACTTGTAACCTGCTCAGAGGATGTGTATTGGTTGATCCCATTCATATTAAGATCTGCTGCCATCGCAGCAGGAGCAACCATTCCCAGAGCAACAGGTGCAAGCATCAGTTGTTTGAGTTTCATAAAAGTGTTTTAGTACTAAACGACATTTAGATGTTAAGAATTATAACTGAATTCTTAAGTACTTATTTAGTATAGGGGACAACTGCAAATATGTCAAGCAGGAGGGGGAGATACCGAACTTTCGGTTATCCGACCCAAATAAGGATCATAATCCATCAATTCATTGATGCTTAGTTGAGCTCCCTTTTGACTCCAAAAATTTAATTGGCCTTCATAATTTCCCCGATGAAAAGCATCAATGTGTTCTGGATGAATAGATGATCCAAGTTCAATCCTATAAAGAAGAAGAGGAAGACTGTATGTATTTCCAGAGTTGTAAATTAAATCATCAGCAACAGGTCTTGGTCTAACACCATTATCCAGTTTATATTTGTCGTCACGTACATGAAGTCTTAAAAGTTTTTCTGCATGATGACGAGTAATGATGTAGCAAGCAGTTGAGAATTCATTTACAAATCTTTTATGAATTCTGATGTGTATATCTCCTGTACAAATAATAGCAATTTGTACTACATCCCAATCATAAGGAATTCTGCAGTAAAAATCGTCCCAAGTAAAATTCCAAAATCTAACAAGATCCAAATTACAATCATCTTCCATAATGACAGCATAAGGACTATCTGAAGTTTCATACCAATGTTTAATGGCCTTAAGGTGCGATGTGACACAACCAATTTCCCCAGAACTCATCATTTCTGGATAACGACCTTTGATAATGTCACTTAAATCATCATCCCTACCATCATAAGCAGATATACGGGTATAATTTTCAATCTCCCAGTATTTAAACTGGTTCTCCATATACTCTTTTCTTTCTGGTTGACCATCAAGATTTAGATAGTAAATGGGGCCAAAATTTTTAAGTTTAAATGTTGATTTGTTTTTATCCATCACACTGTATAGATCGCACCATGTTGATATGTAAATCCTTGAACTGGAATAATATTTTTTTGATTCATGAATAGATGAATACCTAAAAATTTAATAGGTGCATCTCCCCATCTTTTAATATAAATTCCACCATTTTTATCAATATAATTATAAAAGTTCATGTACTCACTTGTCAAGAACCAAGATGTTTTTCCCAGTTCAAAATTAGTATAGAACATCCATCGATCTGGAATATTATTTGGATAAGACTCATTCACAAAATCCCATAAACCTTCCACGACTTTTTCATTATCTTGCTGAATTGCTGGAGCAATGAATCCATAATAACATTCATTTACTTTAGCCCATTCAAAGATGTCATAATTGAGTGGTGTATGAATAAAAGAATCTGTATCTAGTCTTAAATAATAATCATAATTTTTTATGATATCATACTTATACATTTCTCCAGAAAAAAATCTACACATGTGCCGATACCCCATAGAAAAACCAGGATGACCCCATGCTACAGGACCATTTCCATGAGTGGGATGTGGAAAAAATTCTGGAATTTTATTTAAAATTTCCTCTGAATATTCGGGAAGTTTAAATTCTATAGTTTGATATTTGATGTTGAGGTTACTTTCAACTCTAGACTTATAACCTTCAAAAGATTCTTCGCAAAATACTACTAAATCAACATCACTTGTATATGGAATTAAATTACTTTCCAAAAGAGACAATGACTTGTTGAAATCATTTAAATCATCTTCAGAGGATCTAACAAGATATAATATACAGTTCATAAGTATTGCTCCCAATCAATAGTAGGAGACTGAAGATGATCGCAATGAGTTGCATATCCAGGAATAGAAGTAATCAATCTTTTTCCAATGTTACCCAAATGCACAAATTTTGAATGATCCATTGAAACGCCATCAGGAGATGCATCACTGTAATGTTTGTGAATAGCATAATCCTCTTTTAGAGTGGAAACTTTAGCAGCATATGTGTTACAAGTAGATGGCACTGTTCTCCAATGAACGGATTTGCTTACAAGAATTTTTGATACAAGATTGTCATATCCAGAATCAATATACTTATCTAAGTGATCATACAATGAAATGTAATGAGTTGGAAGAGTAAAACCCTCCATCAAAATTTCACACCATTTTGGTAGATGTAAATAATCATCTTCTAAGAAATAAATGATTGTATCGTCAGAAAAATTTTTCTCTAAAGCAATATCTACTGTACGAGAAAAACTTCCTGCTTCATATCCAAAATTAATAATTTCAATATTCTTCTCATCCTTCAAAAAGGTATCAGATATTGGTCCAAACTTTTCATCATAGACAATAGTGTAATCAGCAAGTTCTGGATTAATAGTTCTCTTAAAGTTTTCAAATAGTTTAACTTTATCAAACCATTCTGGTCTATGTCTATTTGGTAGAGCACTGTTTGGGGAATAATAACAGTGCCTCATGAATACTTGAATGGGTTTCATTTCCAATAATCGTAAATGTCTTTGGTTACTTCATATTCCATATCCTTCACCTTTCTGTTGGGTTGTTTCATTGCCCATTCAAACATACTGTCAATAAGAGGTTCTAGTTCTGTTTGATCAGAAAAGTTTAAAAGATTTTTTGCTTTGGTATGATCACAATAAGCATGTTTAACCTCATGCCTTGCTTGAACATGCTCAATTGTAGCATTATATCCATATTTTGCAGCAACTTTTGCTACAGTTTTTGCTGCTTCATTAATAGTAAAATATTTGTCTGCACCTATATTAAAAATTTCTCCATCATAATCTGTTAGAAGTTTATCGAATGGTTCCATGTAATATTTGATATCAGAAAAAGCACGGGTTTGTTCTCCGTCACCATAAACTAAAAGAGGATTTCCTGTCAATGCTTTACGAATAAAAATACCAATCACATTACGATATCTATCCCAAATGTTTTGATATTTTCCCAAGACATTGTGAGGTCTAACAATATTATATCTCAGTCCAAATTGGTCTCCAGCAAGTTTCAAATCAACTTCAACCGAATACTTTGCTACACCGTAAGGATCTACTGGTTGTGGTCTGAGATCTTCTGTAAATGGTGGTGATTGTTCACCATAAACTGCCATACTAGAAGTGAATACTAATTTACTATTGTAATTAATACATTCATTAATAATATTTGCTGAGCAAATTACATTATTACGATAATTATAATTACGAATAAATGGAGATAATCCCTCCGCAGCGTATGCAGCAAAGTGATACACTACGTCGGGATTTTCTTTTTCAAATACTTCCTTTACTTTTTTTCTGTTTTCCAGATTAACTTTATAGAATTTTAAGTCATCATTTTTAGGAAGAAATGCTTTATATCCACCAGAAAAATTATCAATACCAATAACGGTGTGTCCTTTTTCTAATAAATGTCTGGAATAATTTGCTCCAAGTAAACCTGCAGTTCCTGTTACTAATATCTTCATTGGTATTTCAGTGCCATCAACTCATTTGTATTTGTAAAGTTTGAACCATGCCATCCAAAGTGTTTTGTTTTATCAAATTGCAATGGTTGATTCCAAGATGTTCCATATTCAATACATGGATTTTCATAGGAAAATTTTGCAGCAAGTTCAAAGGGAGCAAACTTAATTCCATATTCAATTGCTTCATAATATTTTCTTGTGCAAAGAAAACTATCTTCACCCAATCCATTACATGAATCATACTGAGCAGAAAACTCAAGAAACTTTCTACTTCTTAAACAAAATCCACCATTACCAACTCTATTCTTTGGAAAAACTTCTTTCATCAATGACTGTTGATCTTGATGTTGAAGAGAAATCCAACTTTCTTCAGATGGCCAAGGAGCACCAATGTAATCATAATTTAAGAACTCATCGTCCCATAAATCTGGGTTGACAATATGACCATCATCTTGAATCAGAAGAACATAATCGTTATCAGTATGATCGATTAAATTTAACACATAATCATTATATTGATTCCAATCAAGTTTGTCAATTAAATGAAGTTCTATATTATCAACTTCAATATCTTGATGCGTAATAAGAATACTTTTACCAAACTCAAAATGCTTTTGGCAAAAATTAATTGCTGATGCAGAATGATAAGGATTTACGCAATTGATTGAAATCAAATCAATATTCAAAAGTTGTCTTTTATTCATTATGAATTGTAAGTAAGATAAACGCAATTTGCTTGATGAAATCCAGATCTACTTCCACCGGCATATCTTTTTATTTCAGTATTTGGGAAAACACTTTCAAAAAATTCATAAGTTAATGTATGTGGATGTTCGTTATTTGTTGCGGTATCAATTGGTTCAAATACTCTTACAGTTTTTGCAACTTTCTTTGCCAGTTCAAGTTGCAACCTGGGATCTATTACATGAGTTAAAACGTTAAAAAACCAAATCTCATCAAACTTTGTTTTCTTTGAATATTTTTCAAATGGAATAGACAAACATTCTATACCATTTGCAGACAATCTTTGCTTTACATTTTCTGGAAATTGGTCATACAGTGGTTCTATATTCACTGCTTTCTTTAATCCTTTACAGAAATATACCGAAGGAAAACATCCTCCACCTGGTTCTAGAATTTTTTTATCAACAAAGTCCTTTTCTGGATCAAGACCAAAATATTCCCCAAGAATTATGAATGAAGCATTTTTATAATTTGGTTCATTATTATAATCATAATGAGCAACTTCTCCTTTTTGGGCACTATCCCATCTTTCTTGACTAATACCTTCAACCATTTGATAATCTCCTGTTTTCTTTTTGATATTCTAAATGAATTAAATCTTTATGTCTATCATAAAACAATTTCATGTTTTTATGATTTGCCTTCAGTAACCAAGAAGATGGGGATCCAGAAATTCTAGTTCCTCCCCATTCATCTTTCGATTCATAATCAATCCAATAACAACCACAAACTTTACCAAGTTCTTTATGCATTCTATACATCAAGTCATGATCATCCATATCTTGCGGAGAAAACTCTTCATCAAGATAATTTAATTTCTTCAAATCTTCATGATCTATCATTAGTGGTCCACGATTTACTGAAGAACGAACTGCAAATGTGTCTCTTGAAATATTTGACTTATCTGCATGATTAGTATGTATACAAATATCACACCAACAATCATCAAGATCTTCTTTCATTCCCAAATGTTGAGTGCTTGAATTAAAGTCCCAATCATGAGCAGTTCTTGAGGTTACGGCAAATACATCATCAAATACATCAAAAGGTTTTTGCATTCTTTGGTTCCAACCTTTTTCTTTAATAATCATGTCATCTTGAACTATGATAACTTTATCACCATTTGCATTTTTCAATCCAAGATTATTTGCCTTTGTTTCAAATACATTCGGTGCAAAAAGTAGTTTATAGTTTACATCTTTATCTTGTAGTGTTTCTAAAACTACGGATTCTGTATTGTCAGTACATCCATCAACAACAAGTAATAGTTCATACTCTCCAATGGTAGTATCAAGAATACTATTGATTACTTTGTCAATCAACCACCCTTTATTGTGAATTGTAAGGATTATACTATGCATCCTTAATCTCCACTAAGAATCTATCAATGTCTCTACCTAGATTTGAACTAGGATACCTTTCATACCAGTAATCATAGTCACACTCAATAAAGTTTCTAAACTCTTGACTACTAACAGAAAGACCTTCTCGAATTGCAATATTAGTCAACACACTTTGGTCATTTCTATGTTCCCTAAAAGTTGGAAATTCTTCTCCCAAAACACTTGGATCATTTTTGATAATTCTAGGATCTAAACAATATTTCATCCAATCAGAAATAACATTTATAGACTGCTCTGTTTTTTTCCAAACCTGAACACCAGCTTCTAATTGAGTTGATTCCCAATAATCTTCCTCATCACATCCCATCAAAACAAAGCAATCTTTTCTAGTGTAATTTTTATTCTTATCATTACCTAACAAAAGAAGACAGAATTCATCATCATTCAAAGTATTCTCTACATACGATTTGATATTTGGAGATATCATATCTCCACAATCACAATAAATTACATAATCATTTTCTTCTACTTTTGAAAGTGCATCGAGAATAACGTATGGTTTCCATACCCACCATCCTCCACCAAAGTTTTCATCAAGAATACTTTGGTTATCTTTATAAAAATTGGTAGAAACTAACCACTCTCTATCATACGAAATAATATTAAAATTTTTAGAATGAATTTTTTCTAAAAATTTTTGCTGATCTTTAAATTTTTCATCAGCATAATTTACCAAATGCCAAGTCATGTTAACCTCTCTTTTACATAGTCTTGATTTTTGTAATATTCAATTAAGTCTTCTTTTGAAAGATTTTTTATATAATCCCACAGGTCATTATTCTTTTGCATATGTGGATTATGAAACCACGAGTTTTGAGTTCTTTGATGCTCAAGGTGATATGCATAATTATCAACTCTGCCAATATTATAACCCAAAACTTTCCATCTATGATGTCTTTCTACATCTTCTGGAGCATATGCGATAAATCCTTCATTCTCTAGATACCCATCAATGTACACTTGACGGTTAAAGAACTGAACCATTCCATATTCAGCCCACCCCTCACCTTGATTGTGTGGATAATAAAAGAAACGATCATCAAAACATACAGAATTATAATCAGAATTTATAAATCTAGAAACAAAATCTTGACTTTCAAAATTATTCATATCATCTTGAGTGTTTATGGTAAATCCAAGATTTACTTTTCTTTCACCATGAGACCCAAAACGATATGGATAGACAACATCATATTCTTCCTGAAGCATTTTAACTGCCTGAGTATAAGAATCTATAGGGAGAATAATATCAGTATCATAATTAACTACAATTTCTGTGGATGCTTCCATTACCATATCATTTAGAACTTTTGTTCTATGAAAGGCATCATCATTTCTAGTATCTTCTTCAAAGATATGTCGAAGATTACTGGTATCAACTAGTCTTTTAATAATTGGCAAGGCATACTCTTCAAATCTATGCTCAGAGTCTACTTCCTTGATAATCACATTTGTATCAAAGTGATGAAGAAGATATGATGTAGTAATAATTACATTTCGGAGTCTATCTCCAGTATCGATTCTTAAGGGTATAATAAATGTAGTATTCTTCAAATTAGTTTTCATTAATCATTCTCCATTCCTCTGGAAATAAATCTTTTGTAGATTTATCTGAATTATTTGGACCAAACCATTTATCTGGATAGACAACTATTTTATTTTTATTATGAGAAAGCCATGCTCCCCACCAAGAAAATGTAGAATTAGCAATAATATAATCCGAACACAGAGTCATTAAGCACATGTCAACATAAGGATTTCCAGTCTCTGCTACCAAAAATCTATCACTTTCAAAAAGTTTTTGTTCTTTACACCATTTAGGATCATCGGAAAATATAATCACCTGTCGATCATCATCAAACTCTTTCAAAGCATTTCTATAATAACTCATAGAAAGATTATGATGGTTTTTGTGGTTGATAATAAAGTCACCTCTACGGATATGTAAAGCAACAGGATTATCTAGAAGTGGTTTTGCTTCTTCACAAGCATCATAGTATTCTTTCTTGAACGTAAAGTCCTTTCTTATATCATCCTCGATATGCTTAAAGTACTTTTCACTTTGAAAATATCCAACTAAAGAAACTCCATCAGGACAATCATTAAGAATATCCTCATCGAAAGTGAAATCTCTTTCACTGCGTACACCATCAGCTAAAAGGAATCCAACACTATCTGGTCGAATTTCAAATGCATCAAACAACTCAATTCGTAGAGTATTTCCTAAAGCATCTTTAATAGAATTATCATGTTGCGGAATAGTAAATTCATATCCTCTATTCCTAGCAACTCCTTTTACAGCAGCATACTGAAACAACTGGTTTCCCAATTGTCCCATTCTACCAAGATAGTTTAATCCAATCATCGGGAATAATGTCACTAGAATCTATGTTTGCAGAAGGCCCAAACCAATTATTTGGTGCAACAATTTTTTTATTTTTATTTTTAATCAACCAAGCACCCCACCAACTAAAAGAACTATTTGCTATTATAGCATCTGAACAAAGAGACATCAAGCACAAATCAGTATATGGAATAAGAGAACTTCTCATTTGTCCATCCGCATCCTTATGTAAATGAGAATATCTTTCATTATTTTCCGAAAGGTAAAATCTTTCATCAGAAAAAATTTCTTGTTGAGAACACCAGTCAATATCATCCGAAAAAACTAAAACAGGATAATCTTCAGGAAATTCTTCTAAAGCCTTTGAATAATAATCAAGTCCACATGGGGGGTGATAATCTTGAAGATTTAAATAGTCTCCTCTACGAACATGAAGAAAAATTACTTTACCTTCAAACTGATCTATGAACTCTTTACATGGATTTAAATAATCATCTTTAAATTCAAAGTCAGAACGAATCAAATCTTCAATTGGTTTGAAGTATTTTTCACTTTGAAAATAATCTTCAAGATTACAATTATCAGGACATTGATCTACGAATTGTTGATTGAAAGTAAAAGTTGCAGATTTAAAAGTTTGAAAATTTGGAGGGACAAATCCAAAGTTTTCTTCCTTTACACTACTCATTTTAAAGCAATCAAAGAGACCATAATTAGCCTCATACTTACTTGATGGAGGTGGAATCACCCAATCATATCCATGCTTTTCAGATACATAACGAAAACCTGCATACTGAAACATCTGGTTTCCCAAACGACCATTGGATCCCAATCTATTATATCCAATCATGTATCAATTTCCCAATTGCTGATTAATCCAATCATAAGTTTTAGCAATTCCTTCCTCAAGAGTCATTGAATAATCCCACCCCAATTTTTCACGAATCAAATCATTATTTGAATTACGACCACGAACTCCAAGAGGACCGTCAATATGATTTTTAGTAATTTCTTTACCCGCAACCTTAGCCGCAATATCTGCAAGTTGATTAATTGTAACCATCTCTTCAGATCCAATATTCACGGGACCCGTGAAATCAGATTGAACAAGACGATAGGTTGCTTCTACACACTCATCAACATAAAGGAATGAACGTGTCTGTTCACCATCACCCCAAATCTCAACCTCACCACCTTCGGCAGGAAGCTCTGCTACTTTACGACAGATTGCTGCTGGAGATTTTTCTCTTCCACCTTTCCATGTTCCTTCTGGTCCGAAAATATTATGATATCTAGCAACACGTACAGGAATATCATAGTTGCGATGATAAGCAAAGTAGAGACGTTCTGAGAACAATTTTTCCCATCCATATTCAGAGTCTGGTGCTGCAGGATATGCATCTTCTTCTTTCAATCCTGGATTGTTAGGATCTAACTGAATGTGCTCAGGATAAGCACAAGCAGATGAAGAATAAAATATTTTAGTTTTATTTGTTGATGTGGATTGATTTAAATTGTAGACTGATCTAAGAATATTAAGATTAATTGTTGCAGAATTATTCATTACATCTGCATCATGATCTCCAGTAAAAATATACCCTGCACCACCCATATCAGCAGCAAACTGATAAATTTCATCAAAAGGATTTCCATCAAGTTCCACAACTTCTTTAGAGAGAACTTGATCAGTCAGATCTCCTTGAATAAATTCATCTGCTTTAGATATAGAATATTCTGGATACTTTACATCTACTCCACGCACCCAATAACCTTCTTTTTTTAATCTCCTTACCATGTGACTTCCAATGAAACCACCAGCACCACATACAAGTGCCGTTTTTGTATATTGACTCATAAAGAATTAATAATTTCCTCTGTGTATATATCATACTAAAAAAGGTGGGTTTTTGCAACCCACCTTTGGTAACTCAGGCTCGCCACTTATTCTTTGACTGGAAATAAGAAACCAGGCGGAGAAAGAATTTCCCCATCCGCACCACTTGCTCTTGAGAGAAGCAAGAAACTCATAAGGGGTCATATGACTCCACCACCTAGTTTTACTTAACTAGGAAAAGTTGGACTAATTTTGGAACTTCTATAGCAGCATAAAAACCACATAAGAAAAGTATATCCCAAAATTTATATTTGATTGCAAAGGGAACGACAAAGACGTTCCCAATACATTTTACAAATAATCCAATTTTCATATCTCCCCATAACAAGAAAAAATATCCAGATAAGAGGAGAAGATTTCCAATGTATCTGAATACATTAGATTTTGCCATAAGGGGTTTGCTCCCGACCAGTGCGCTTTTTAAGTCATCCCGAGACTATTTAATCATCCTTTACATAACAAGGAACTCGATCTGGATCTAACCAACATGTATAATCATAATCCTCCATTGCAGTCATTAACTGCATTTCATTATCACAAAGATACATATCACGGTATCGTCCAGTATAAGAGTCTACCTTTTGAATACGATAATCAGGTTTCCCATTGATTTCCAAGGTGCCAACTTGGACATAACGATAAGGAAACCTTTCCATAAGAACAGTTGGTTTCCTGATTACTTTCATCATGCAACCTCAACAGATTCAAGATCTTGGTAGACATACTCCATAAGCATTTCATAATCATCCAGGGGATCACCAGAGAATACTACACCTTCATCTTCATAATATCGACGAACCTTTTTGTAAAGTTTCGGATTCTTTACATCAAGATAAAAATCACCTTTAGATGCACTACGGAGAGTTTGAATGTCTTTCTTGAATTTTTCGGTAAGAGTCATTGTTTTGAATGTTTACCTTAGTATTATAGAGTTTTGACTTGGAGAAGTCAAGATGGACAGATTGTTTTCTGTCCTATGCTCCTTGTCAGGATCGAACTGACCTTTCTTCTGTTATGAGCAGAGTGCTTTCACCAGAGAGCTAAAGGAGCAATAGGGATACTGGGAGTTGAACCCAGACTAACCCGTTATAAGCAGGCCGCTCTAACCATTAAGCTATACCCCCACCAAATTACGAACCCTCTTCGTGATCAGTGTGAATGCGTATTATATCCTCATCCACACCACATTCCTCAAAGACTTGTACCACTTCTTTATATGGCACCATAACTGCATTGCCGTGCTCACTTGTTATGACAAACGATTCTCCTTGTTCTACTCTATCCATAAGGTTGTCAAAGTCAGATTGAAACTCTTCTACAGTGAATGATTGAAGTTCAGAAATTTCTTGCATTTTCATAAAGTGAGTTTTATGAGTCGGGGTGACTGGGATCGAACCAGTGTCTTCTTGCTCCCAAAGCAAGCCGTCTACCGCTGACTTACACCCCGTTATTTGTTTTTGTGTATAATCATTATACCCAAGATTGGAACCATTGTCAAGAGATAACATAAGATAAACAAAAACAGATTGTTATTCAGAAGTTCTCCAGCAAGATGTCTCATCGTAGTCTATCTATAATGGCAACAACACCATGAGCATAAAAGAAAAGCAGAACCGAACCGATTGCTGCTGATATTATTGTAGCAGTTTTATTGTGCTTGTCAATGGCTTGATCGATCATTTCCTGCACTTCAGACCGACTAATGAATTCATCATGAGGTTCCATCACTTCTCATCTCCAAGAAACTTTGCCAAGGGATCTCTTCTAGTCTTAACTATCTCAACTGCTCTCTTATAAAACATGTTATCTGTATTACCAGATGCTTCAAATGTCTCCTTTATACGGACCCAATTATTATAGGTATGTTGGTCCATGTCTGTGATTCGTATTACTAATATATACTAATCACAAGTTTTTCAAAGTCAACTTTTGTGTTTATACTGTAACACTGTTGAAGAAAATATTAAATTTATATCAAATTAAAGCGGAAAGTCAGGGATTCGAACCCTGGGAGGTATAACCCTCGCTGGTTTTCAAGACCAGTGCCATAAACCACTCGACCAACTTTCCAAATTGTCAACGAATCTCAAAGTCTAGTTTACGAACCTTGCGTTGTCTTCTTGCCTCTTGCCAAGCAATATCTTGAGAAGTCAGAACATTTTTTTGTTCTTTCTGAATAGAGTTTAGCATTACTATTCGTGATAAGTCAAGTGCTGAAATCTTATCACCACGAATTGTTGCCATGTTAGGACAACCACAGGTTACTGTTTTAGTTTGTTGTCCTGTTATTTCTCTATTGCAATCTTTGCATCGTATAGAAATCATTGTTCATTCCTTTAAAAACGATCTTAACATCCAGACAAATTTACCATGAGTTTCAATTAAATCTTGAGCAATATTTGATGTAGTATATTGCTTTGTTTTTTCTGATTCTTCTACAACTGAAGTCAGAAGTTCAATCATTTTTTTATTGTCAGCAAGCAACTGAGATACCATAGACTTATCAGTTGGATTTGTTGATGCCTCAGGAATCTCACATGTTTCAACAACTCTACTAATTTGAGAGATTGCTTTCATACGAAGATATCTCATGTGTTCAGTCAATCTATCAAGTTCAGTTTGCATAGTAGTATATTGCTCACCAAATGCTTCATGAAGTTGAAAGAAATCTGATCCAACTACATTCCAATGATACACCCAAGTCTTTTGCATTAAGCAAAAAAGACTTGTTTGTGTTGTATGCAATGCTTGGTATAACTCGTCCATTATTTTTTTGAAATATTTATGATGGGAGATACTGGGATCGAACCAGTGACCTAATCCTTGTAAGGGATCCGCGCTACCTCTGTGCTAATCTCCCATACTCCCCCACCTCGATTCGAACGAGGAACCTTAGAGTTAACAGCTCTCTGCTCTGCCGTTGAGCTATAGGGGAATAAGTCCTCATTAAGAGGAAGCGGATAACCGGGTTCGAACCGGTGATTTCAACTTGGAAGGATGACGTGTTACCACTACACCATATCCGCAATGAGACAATCATAAACCATATTGGTTTGATTGTCAACAGGCTCACCTGGAATCGAACCAGGGACGACCGCTTAGAAGGCGGTAGTTATATCCGCTTAACTATGAGCCCTTGTTGTTTACTTGTTTAGTATATCACTCCTCTTTGCAGGTGTCAAGCCATGGAGCACAGAGTCTTATTTCTCCTCCAAGTTTTTTACACTCTTCGGAATGACATAAAGCTTTATCTGGCGCTTTCTCTATCAACCGAGGCAAAGGTACTCTAGGTGGTTCTGTACCTCTTGTCAAGTCTTCATACTCACGAATAGCTTTATCAACATCTCTTTTAACTCTTCTGTCCACCACTCCAGGATCTTGAAGCAGAACATCGTTGATTATGGTCTGTGGAAACAAAGTCCTCTGAATCTCGTCTAGAAGGTCCCAGAGACGTTCTTGAGGGACTCCTGAGCATTGGGAGAGGGTTGCTACGATACCACTGAGTAGAATGCTTATAAGGATTATCTGCTTCTTATCTGGTCTCTTCTTACCGAAATTAAAATTAAACATAAAAAAAGAGGAGTAGCAACACTCCTCTATATTTATTCAGTTTTTATGTACTCATACTTGCGAGTAACAAATTTTAGCAACACCTTGACTGGGTGAAGCAATAGTAGAGAATGCACCATAAGACAAGTCAAGGTCTCTACCCGCAATGTAAGGTCCACGATCATTAACACGCACAACTACAGACTTACCATTTGATTGATTGACTACACGCAATCTGGTTCCAAAAGGAAGCCACTTATGTGCCACTGATTTACCATATGCATTATATCTTTCTCCGTTGGCAGTTGTCTGCCCATGATATCCATCACCAACTCCATAATGTGATGCGAAGGAACATCCGCTCGCTGCCTTTGCTTGAAGGGGTGCCAGTCCTGAAATAGCAACGGCAAGAATTGAAAGTGTTTTAAAAAGCATTAAAATTAATTGAACTCTACATCCCAATAGAAGGGGGGTACACCACAACCATCTCTGGGGGCACCTTCCTGGGCTCTAAATCAAAATCAAAATCTCATAAAAAAAAAATTCACATAGTTGTGAATCTTAACATTATAAGTGATTATTTAGAAATTGTCAATCTTTTGGTTCTAGAGAGACAATCTCAAGTTCATCACCTTCAGGTTCAATCCATTCATAAAACTCAGCAAGAATAGCCCTTGCGTCTTCCTTGTCTACACTCATGTCAGCAGCACGGTCAAGAGACCACTCTCGCACATGTGCAACAATATCTTCAGTCGTTGTTGCCATAATAATCTTTTCGGAAGTACCTGTTGAGGATGTTGCTATTGTAGAAGGCTGGTTTCCCGTTGTCAAGTGATTCCGTAAGGACGTTATGGTAGAAGAGTCGTCTTGTTTCTTCAAAGTTTGTTTTGCCCTTTGTTTTATGTAATGAGAGAATAACTCTAACAAAATTTTCTCTACCGTATTTTTCAATGTCTTCTTTAAGTTCCGGACAAGACCCATAATAGTTTTTCCAATCAGATTCTGATTTTACTTTTCTCTTTTTTCCTTTTGGTGTTCTAAACGACCAAAAATATTTTCTACCAATGTATTGTCGTGAGTTGGACTTATTGGTAATGAGATAAACAAAACCAAAGTTGTCCCCAATGTCATCACTGGTAAAAGAACTTCCATTATAAAACCAAGGGTTTTCATAGTCAATATCTGTACTCATCAATAATATCAAGGACTTCGTTCAGATATTTATGGGCAAGTCCCTTCATATCCATTTCAGGACGAATATGTTCTTGATAGAGTTTGTTCTTTAATTTAAAAACACGAACTTTAAGTTCTTCTTTTGATATTTGATTTTTAGACATAAAAAAAGAGGAGATTGCTCTCCCCTATCTATAAAGATTTTTTATATTATTACAGTTTGAAACCACTAAATGTGTCCTTTTTCACATCTTGTTTGATTCCACCAACTACATAACTTTCTACTTCTGTTTCCTGGGGAGCCACCTGGAGACCTTTAGAGGAAATCCAGTGCTGTGTCCAAGGAAGTGGATTATTGTTTGCTGAAATATCGTATTGAGGTTTTAGTCCAATCGCCTTAAGTCGTCTGTTAGCAATCCATTCAACATATTGCTGAAGAAGTTTATCGTTAAGTCCAATCATGCTTCCATCTTTGAACAGATAATCTGCCCATCTCTTTTCTTCATTTACAGCACGATCAAACATTGCATAAGTCCATTCCTCTTCTTCTTTCATGATCTGCTTCATTTCTGGATCATCACCATCACGCCACTTGTTCAGAATATTCTGAGTGATGGCTAGATGTTGGTTTTCGTCTCTTGCGATAAGAGAGATGATCTTAGCGGATCCTTCCATAAGCTTAAGTTCACCAAAGGCGAAACTACAAGCAAAACTAACGTAGAACCGAATACCTTCAAGAATGTTAACGTTTGCGACTGCTCTATAGAGTTTCCGTTTAACGTCATTTAACGTGTCCTTTGCATAAGATACTCCTTCAAGATTGTGCAACCAAGCATCGGATACACCATATTGTTGTGATGATTGAATAAAATCATCATATGATTCTGTAACGCTTTTAGCACGTTCTAGAATACGTTCATCGGTCACAATCTTATCAAACACCTCACTTGGGTCCGAATACACATTTTTAATGATGTAGGTATAAGAACGGCTATGGATCATCTCCATAAATCCCCATACTTCCATACATGCTTCAAGTTCTGGTAAAGAGCAGTATGGAATGAATGCCATACCAGGACCACGACCCTGAATAGAATCAAGCATAATCTGATACTTCAGGTTAGAAGTATAGATGTGCTTTTGCTCTGGACGAAGTGTTTGATAATCTCCACGATCCTTCTGGAGAGACACCTCTTCGGGTCTCCAGAAGTATCCAAGCTGCTGAGTAGTCAGTTTGTCGAATACAGGATACTTGTACGAATCATATCTTTGAACCCCAAGAGGTTTACCAAAAAACATTGGTTGTTTTTTGGTATCAACTTTTTCAGTATTAAAAACTGTCATTCCCTTAATCTGATTAGTTTCTTCTGTTGAAGAAATCTTAAACTGCACAGGATTCACATTCTCCCTCCTCTACTGAACTTAACTCACTTAGCAAATTTTGAAGATTGGGTTTTTCTTCTACCACCTCATCAGTTTTAATATCATAAGTGTTTTGGTAATAAGAAGTTTTCCACCCATATTTGTATGTAGTCAAAAAGTCATTTGCCATAACTGACACAGGTACTTCATTGTCATCATAATTTTCTGGATTGTAACTCCAGTTACCAGAAATTGCCTGATCAAAAAACTTTTGCATCACAGCAACAACATTAATGTAACCATGATTACTAGGCATATCCCATAGAAGCGTATAGTTGTTCTTGAGAGTATGATATTGCGGAACAATCTGCTTGAGTGGTCCTTTTTTAGATTTCTTAATGGACAAGAATCCACGAGGAGGTTCAATTCCATTTGTTGCGTTTGACACAACGGAACTGCTCTCCGATGGCATCTGTGCAGACAATGTTGAGTGCCTGAGACCGTGTTCCAGGATAGATGTTCTAAGACCTTCCCAATCATGCTGATACTCTAGAGTGGTAATTTCATCTACATCTTTTTTATAGGTATCGATAGGAAGTACACCATCAGAATACTTAGTGCGACCAAAGTTTTCACAATGACCTTTTTCTTTAGCAAGTTGATTAGATGCCTTGAGAAGGTAATATTGGAAGGATTCGGAAAGTCCATGAATTGCATCCCATGCTTCTTGAGAATCATAATTGAACCCAAGTTTTGCCAAATAGTGTGCTAGACCAATAAACCCTATACCAAGGGAACGACGTGCCTTAGTGGCAATCTCAGCTGCCTCTACGGGGTATTTTTGATAGTCGATCAACTCATCCAAACCACGTACAGAAAGGTCACAAAGTTCCTCAAGTTCTTCATCCGACTTAACCTTGCCAACATTAATAGCAGAAAGAATGCAAAGAGCAATCTCTCCATTTGTATCATCAATGTGCTGAATTGGATAAGTTGGAAGAGTAATTTCTTGACACAGATTGCTCATCTCAACTTTATCCTTAAAGGAAGAATGAGAGTTGCAATGATCAATATTCATAATGTAGATTCGACCCGTTTCAGCTCTTTCTTTAAGGAGGCTAAGAATGAGTTCCTGTGCTTTAACAACTTTTTTCGGAACGGACGGATTTTTTTCATATGAAGCGTATAGGTCATCAAAATCAGGGAGTCCGAAAGAATTATAAAGTCCAGGGACATCATGCGGAGAGAAAAGCGTGATCTCACCGTCTTGAATAAATCTTTCATAAAACAACTTACTAATTTGAATTGAGTAGTCAAGTTTGCGAACTCGATTATCTTCAGTTCCTTTGTTGTTCTTAAGAACTAAAATGTCTTCGATTTCTTGGTGCCAGATGGGGAAGTGAACCGTAGCTGATCCACCTCTAATGCCATTTTGAGTACAGCATCGGACAGTTGCTTCAAACTTTTTGAGGAAAGGGACAACACCTGTGTGCTGAACTTCTCCACCTCTGATCTTACTGTTGATGCCACGGATCCTGCCTGCGTTGATACCGATGCCCGCCCTTTGTGCAACATATCTGCCGATAGCCATATCAGAACTAAAGATGCTATCGAGGGTGTCATCAACATCAACAAGAACACAGCTAGCA